TCAAAAATTTATGACTGAATTTTGGAAAGCTATAAAAGATTTCTATTCAGTAGAACTTACAGACGAATATTCCAAGCAGGCTACTGATCGTCTGATAGAACTTGAAGAGTATGCGGAAATGTGTCCTGATGATAATGATAAACAGTTTATTAAGAGTTGTCTAGTTGCTTTTAATAAGTTATTAGATTCCAAACAGAGAGAAGTGAGAAAGAATGTACAACACTAAGAATAAATACGAGCAGGGACAGGCACTTAGAAGAGAAATCTACATGTATGTAGTAAGCTACTTTAAACTTATCGGATATGCACCATCGGTCAGCGAGATTTGTGAGAAGGTAGACGCAAGCAGAGCTACCATTTGGAGACATTTAAACCAGCTTATTGATGATGGGTTGCTTAAAACAGCACACCCGAGTACTGATAGAGCCTATGCTCCGACAGGATACGGGTTCGGAAAGGTGAAGAAATGAATAAAATGCGAGAGTATGAACGCGGGAGAGAAGATGGTCTTGACCTTGCTAGACGAATCACCAGAGAGGGCGGTCTTGAAGCCCTCGAAAAGGAATGCAGATTCAGGGGTGTGACCGGGATACATACCTCTCTGGCAGTAAAAGACCTTGATAAAGCTTCAGAGAAAATAAAAGAGGTTATAGCGGATTCGTTCGTAATATTGTCGATTGCCGTTCTGCATGATGATTTCGGTTTTGGCGAGAAACGCTGTCAGAGATTTAGAAATGGCCTTGACCGGGCATCTGATTACATCAATGACGGTCTGGCAGAATGGATTGATTATGTAGACGCTATTAAAGAAGAGTTAGGGATTGTATTAAAGAATCCCGGAGAATAACGGACAGGTAGCATTTGGATAGGAGAAAAATGAAGTTCAAACATAGAAAGGAATAACACTTATCCTCGTGAAACGAGGTTCCATCTAATCAGAATAGGTTGGGTAAAATTTGATAAATGCTAGACTGGAATGCCTTGGTTCTCCTGCATAGCGCAGAACAGACTAATGGTCAGAGGTAATAACTCCCAAGGCTATAAAGCAGATTGTAAAATTGCCATACGGATATTTGTAGTATGGTGTGTGAAAGAATTAATTGAAAAATCCATAGATAGATTAAAGCTGGCAAGTAATATTTCATTGAAACATTATAATAAACCACTTGTATGTGAGTATTCCGGCGGAAAGGATTCGGATGTACTTCTGGAACTATTCAGAATATCTAAAATCCCGTTTGAGGTTCATAATTCGCATACCACTGTTGATGCACCACAGACAGTAAGGCATATTAAAAATGTGTTTTCTGAATTGGCGAGTAAAGGTATTAAATGTGAGATTGACTATCATGTACAGGAAAACGGCAACCGTCTTACAATGTGGAATCTTATTCCCAGAAAACTAATGCCACCTACCAGAATCGTTCGGTATTGTTGCTCAGAACTGAAAGAAGGCGGGAATCCTAACAGAGTGATTGCAACAGGTGTTAGATGGTCTGAAAGCAGTAAGAGAAGCAACAGAAGCCCATTTGAAGTATTGGGGCAGACAGCAAGCAAAAGCATCGGTGTTTCTGATGAGAAAATGCTTATCACCGATAATGATAATACTAGAAGATTATTTGAAAATTGCCAGATGAAAGCAAAGACAGTAGTCAATCCGATGATTGATTGGACAGATCAAAATATCTGGCAGTTCATTGGAGAGAAAGACGTTCAGGTATGCGAATTGTATCAATGCGGATATGACAGGTTAGGCTGTCTAGGCTGTCCGCTTGCATCAAAGAAGCAGAGGGAAAAGGAAATGTATGATTTTCCAAAGTACAAGCAAGCCTACATACATTCTTTTGACAGAATGATTGAGGAACGCAAGCTACGCGGAAAAGATACCAAGTGGAGTTGTGGCGAAGAAGTCTATCTATGGTGGATGCAAGACAATAATGTAGTTGGTCAGATGGAATTATCTGATTTTATTGAATATTAAAATCATGGAGGACTGCACAATAGCGTGCCAGTTGCTTACATGGGGAAAGTGAGGATGGGAAATGAAATTTAAAAGTAACGCCAAGTATGGCGAAGAACCTAAAACTGGAAGTATTTTCGCCTTGGAATACAATTCTTTAAAAATCGTTATTCACAAATACGTTGGCTATGGAGATACGCTGCTCCTTAACTGTAACACATTGGGCATTTTCAACTACAATCTTGAAACAGAAGATTTTGACGAAGCTGTCAGTAAAGCGAAAGAAGTTGTCATGCGTGAAGTTAAGAAAATCAGAGAAGATGCATACAGATTTTGTATGGATAACAACATTGAAATCGTCAGATATTAGGAGGACACAAAATGCTAATCAGAAGTCAGAACAAGGAAGTTTTAATTGCATTTGAATCTTCACTCGATATCGAAGTTTCAGGTGGAGTAATAAGTGCAAGAAGAGATATGGGGTGGTGTTGCTTGCTCGGAGAATATTCCACCAAAGCAAAAGCCATGAAAGTACTGGATATGATTCAGGAAGCCTATGCAGATGCGGCGTTAATTCCAATGGCAGTTCCGAATATCGGAAAGATGTTCGCAGAAGCATCAGCATCAAAAGAGAATGAACTTTTAGCTGAAGCTATTGGTAAAGTACTTATGAATAAAATGGTCTTTCAGATACCAGAAGATAGTGAGGTAGAAGTATGAAGTACAGAAAGAAGCCAGTTGTAATTGATACAGTACAGTGGACTGGTACAAACCATCGAGAAATGTTCGATTTCCTGACGGACTATCAATGCACAGACCAGTACATGTCGGCAGAAGGTAAGAATTTCTATATTGACCATTGGAAGGTTCCGGGTGGTCTGGTTATTAAGACGCTTGAGGGAGAGCATCTGGCAAGCATTGGAGATTATATCATCAAAGGTGTTCACGGAGAGTTCTATCCGTGTAAGCCAGATATATTCAGAGAAACTTATGAGGAGGTGGAAGTATGAGCAGACTGATTGATGCAGATAAACTGAAAGAAGCAATTAATAGCTCTTTAAACACAGGGAGAGAAACATTTAGTCCAGAAATTATATATGAAGCTGTTGATGAACAGCCAACGGCATTTGATGTGGATAAGGTTATTGGCGAATTGAAAAGAGATAAATTCATCGAATCCGAATGTATCTTATCTGATGTACATCAAGGATACAATGCTGGACTGAACAGAGCAATTGAGATCGTGGAAGGCGGTGGAGTTGAATGAGTAATGTATCAGTTGAGACATTAGAAAATTTAAAGGAATTTATGGTCGGAAGAAGATATAAGCACTTCAAAGGAAGAACCTATGTTGTCACCGATATTGCAGTACATACAGAATCTGATGAAATTATGGTGATTTACAAGTGCTTTGTAGACTCACTTGTAACATGGTGCAGACCGTTGGATATGTTTACGAGTGATGTGGACAGAGAGAAATATCCAAATGTCAAACAGAAAAGAAGATTTGAACCACTTTCTAGGCAGGAGGAACACAAATGAGTAGTGCAAGTGTAAGATTTGGGACAAAAGCGTATGTATGCGCAAGGTACTTCCTCAGACCGGGAAAGTGCTTCAAATACATGGACCAGTGTGGCGAAGATGCCACAGAACACATCTATGAGGTCATGGCATTATATCCTTATTGTGCATTATTAAGAGATACCAGGAACGGAGTCAGAACTTGCCCGGGATATAATACTTTGAGCCTGATGCTGAGAGGAAGTGAAGCGAGTGAGTAAAGGAAAAGACATTTCGACTATGTTTACAAGAGAAGAAAACCAAAAGAACGGAAGACTTGGATATTGTCAGGCTACAAGAGAAAAAGACACTATCATTAGCCCTTCACAATATGGAGCGTTCTTGCAGAAAAGAGGTAGGAGAAGATGATTAAATGAATCTTAGAAAAGCTACATTAACCGACTATGGAGTGCCGCCGGATGATATACCGGCGCTTCAAAGTCATTTCAGACACCTTGACGAGAATGACAAGTACAATCTTCTGCAAGTGTCAATCAAATATGCGCCAGGCATAGAAACGCAGATATACGACAGCATAGTAAACTGCATAGGATACCGGACAATGGAGCGATTCCGAGATATGCCAGTATCTGAAAATGATTTCTACGGATACAAGCGCAGGATCATGGCAGAATATTATCACTTGGCAAAATTGACCGGAAGATTATAAAATTGATAAAAACTAAAAGTGGTGTAGAGGTAGTTAACCCTAGTATGGTATTATAGTGTATATAACTATAGCTATGCTAGGGGATTTTAATTCAGAAAGGATATGATTGGATGTTGATAGAATGGCAAATGATCAGAATTTAAATAATGGGGTGGCCACACAGTTTCGAGCAGGCGAGGAGCAGGCGAGAATTGCAAAAAAAGGTGGTATTGCATCAGGTCAAGCACGCCGTCAAAAAAAGACTCTTTCTGAATTAGCAAAAATGATAGCTGAGAATCCTGCCCCGACTGCTGCGAAAAAGAAACTCACAAAGATGGGAATATCTGATGAGGATGCAAATAATAATGCCTGTATTGTAGCTGCTGTATACGACAAAGCTATTAAAGGAAATATGCAGGCGGTGGACAAATGGGAACAGTTGGTAGCTGTATCAAAATCAGATGAAAGCAAATATGAACTTCCTGCCAGAGTACTTGGCAAGGCATTCGTGGATATTAACCGACAGATTAAGCCCAACATTGAATATGTATTTGAGGGCGGTCGAGGCGGTCTAAAATCCTCATTCGTAGCTTTTAAAATTGTTGAGCTTATCAAGAATAATCCTCAGATGCACGCCTGCATTACAAGACAGGTGGCTGGTACTCTGAAAGATTCTGTATATGCTAACATGAAATGGGCTATCAACGAACTGGGATTGATGGAAGAATTTGAATGCAAGGTGTCGCCACTTGAGATCAAGTATATTAAGACTGGACAGACAATATACTTCCGTGGTCTGGACGATGAAACCAAGCTAAAATCTATTAAGCCGGAGTTTGGGTATATCGGAATCCTCTGGAAAGAAGAAAAAGATCAAATGAAGGGAGATGCTCAGGAACGTTCTGTTAATCAGTCAGTGCTTCGTGGCGGCGATGAATCCTATGATTTTTCATCGTATAACCCGCCAAAATCAAAATCAAACTGGGTAAACAGGATTAAGCTCATACCTAACCCGAAAAGAGTTATCCATCATTCAAGTTATCTGGAAGCCCCGGCGGAGTGGCTCGGACAGAAGTTTATTGACGATGCAGCACATCTGAAAGAAATCAATCCAGAAGCCTATGAACATGAATACCTGGGTGTTCCAAATGGTGACGGCGGAAACGTATTTGAATATCTGGAAATCAGAGATATTACAGATGAAGAGATCAGTCACATGGACAAAATATTTCAGGGGTGTGACTGGGGATTTTTCCCTGATCCGTATGCTTTTATTCGTTTGTATTACAATCATAGCACTGAAAAGATATATCTCATTGATGAAATTTACGAAAATAAATGGAGCAATAGGAAATCAGCAGACGAGATTCTAAAAAGAAAATATGATGATTATACTATTACTTGCGATTCTGCTGAACCTAAATCAATCAATGATTATAGAGATTTTGGACTCCCGTCAAGGGGCGCAATAAAAGGACCTGGGAGTGTGGAATATTCTATGAAATGGCTTCAAACAAGAACTATTGTTATTGACCCTAAGAGAACGCCTAATGCTTATAAAGAGTTTTCGAAATACGAATACGAAAGAGATAAAGACGGAAACGTTATAAGCGGATATCCTGATGAGAATAACCATTTAATCGATGCCTGTAGATACGCAACAGAATCATTGTGGAGGAGAAGAGGGAATAATGCTTAAAAGAGGGTACAGTCTAAAATATAGACGAATATATAAAATCTGGCAGGGAATTCGTCAGAGATGCAATAACCCCAATGACAAAGATTATGAAGACTATGGCGGAAGAGGAATAAAGGTTTGCAAAGAATGGAATAAAAGTTCAGAAGCGTTTGTTCTATGGGCATTAGAAAATGGATATGCTGATAATTTGAGTATTGATAGAATAGACACAAATTCGGACTATTCGACAGAAAATTGCAGATGGGCAACATGGACTCAGCAGGCAAGAAACAAAAGAATGGAAAAAATAAATTCAACTGGTGTTACTGGTGTTTCCATGGACAGAGGGAAATATAGAGCAATAATCTATGTAGATAATAAAAAAGTTGATCTAGGCAGGCATGACACGCTTGAAGAAGCAGCAGAAGCACGTAGGCAGGGCGAGATAAAATACTGGGGCGTGAGTGCATAATGGGACTTATAACAACACTAAAAAGGTGGTTTAACATGATATTCAAAAAGCAAGCCGAAGAGGACTTTAATATCCAGGCGGCAGAATTCCCGGAGATGGAATCACTGATTAACCGGTGTGCGAACATCTATAGGGGCGTGCCGGAATGGTTAGATGACAAGAATAACATCAAGACGATTAATTTTGCTAAATCTGTGTGTTCTGAGACTGCCAGACTTACAACACTGGCGATTGGCATTCAGATAGATGGTTCTGCAAGGGCAACATGGTTACAGGAGCAGATTGACAAGGTATACTTCCAGATTCGGCACTGGGTAGAGTATGGCTGTGCTTATGGAACAGTATTTATCAAACCAAATGGTGAAGGCCTTGACGTATTTACTCCGGCAGACGTGATGATTGTGGATTACGATAATCAGGAAATCAAAGGGATTATATTCAAAGATTCTTATACAGTTGGACGGAAATACTACACAAGGCTTGAATATCACAGGTTTGTTGAGACCACTGTGGACGGAGTGACAACCTATCCGTACTATGTTTCAAATAGAGCCTACGTATCAAAATCCCCTCAGTCAATCGGCGACAGAATCGACCTTAAACAGACAAAGTGGGCTGACCTAATGGCAGATACACCACCGATACTCAAGGTAAATGGTGAGAAGCTGGACGGACCGTTGTACGGAGTACTGCGGACACCACAGGCGAATAACGTAGATATCAGTACGCCACTGGGCTTGCCGATATTTGCGGAAGCTATCGAAGAACTGAAAGATCTCGACATTGCATACAGCCGTAATGCCGGAGAGATATTTGATTCTCAGAAGATTGTTCTGGCAGATGATAGGCTGCTGATGCCAAGCGGTACACCTGTATCAGCCATGTCACCGCAGGGCATGGAGAACAGACGTAATGAGATGAGCTTACCGCACTTTGTCAAGAATGTATTCGGACAGGTCGAAAAAGAATTCTATCAAGAAATTAATCCGCAACTTAACACAGATACCCGTATAAGCGGCATAAATGCCCTTTTAAGCCAGTTAGGATATAAGATTGGATTCTCTAACGGGTACTTTGTTTTTAACGAATCTAGCGGCATTCAGACGGCCACAGGCGTAGAAGCAGAACAGCAGAGGACAGTGCAGTTCGTCAAAGACGTTCGAGACAAACTGGAATCCTGTCTGGATGAAGTAATCTACGCGCTGAACGTTTACGCTGACCTGTACGGGCTTGCACCTGTCGGAGCATACGAGGTCAATTATGATTTTGGAGACATCCTGTATGTGCGTGAAAACGACCGTGCGAGATGGTGGCAGTATGTGACCACTGGCAAGGTTCCGGCATGGTTGTATTTCGTGAAATTTGAGGGAATGACTGAGGAAGAAGCGAAAGCAATGGTCAAAGAAGCTCAGCCAGATGAGCCAACATTATTCGGAGAGGAGTAAAAAGATGGCAGATAAACCAATAACAAGGGAAGAAAAATATCTTGCGTACTTGACAGGCGATTACACGGGCGAACTCCCAAAGCCAATCACAAGAAAAGAGAAGTATTTATACGAATTATGTTTGAAAGGAATAGGCGGTGAGATTTCGCCAGAAGAAATCAAAGCCGCAGTAAATGAGTACCTTGAAAAGAATCCAGTCAAGCCCGGAGCCACGACAGAACAGGCACAACAGATCGAGCAGAACAAGACGGATGTTGCTTCGCTAAAGGAAGATATATCAAAAATACAAAATAAATTTGAATTTGATATAGAAATGAACATACATGGTATATTAAATGCTAGTCCATCAGATAGTACGTATATAAATTATTCTGATGATGAAAATGCGCGTTGCTCAGACTATATTGATTGTCAAAACTTCAAATATATATTAGCAAAATGCAACGGTAGCGAATGGTCATGGGTTATTGCGTTTTTCAATGCTGATAAATTATTTTTACCTGATATTAGCATTGTAGGGGTAGCAGGTAAATCAACTTATGAGGTGGAAATTCCAGAAAGTGCAAAATATGCCAGAATTTCCACATATAATACTGCCATATCTTATTTTGCTAAAATCATGTTTTCAAAAAAAAACATAGATGCTGACATATCTGATTTGCAAGTAAGAGTGAACACCCTTGAATCTCCTGATGATATATATGATGGGTGTGAATTTACATTATTTAAAAAGTGGGGATTGATTGGTGATAGTCTTTCCGTAGGGCATACTGTATCAAAAGATGGGAAAACAACTTTAGGGAGAAATATTTATTATTCATGGGGACAGTACCTTGCAAGACGGATCGGAAATACTTGTCTAAATTTCGGTAGAAGTGGAGTAACATCCAAACTTTGGATGGATACGTCAGAAACATATTGTTACCCAAGATTGATTAACCCCGACAATTTATGTCAGGCATATATTATTGCGTTAGGCGCTAACGATTCAGAAATGACTTTAGGTAGTATCGCAGATGTTAATTTTACTGACATGTCTCAAAATGCAGATACTGAATATGGATGTTATGCAAAGGTTATTAACGCAGTAAGAACAGTATCAGCAAATGCACCTATTTTTTTATTCACACTTCCATATCCAAGAAATAGCGATAATAATATAAAAGCTATAAACGAAATGATTAGAACTTTTGCAAATGATAAAGAACACTTTGGAAAAATATTTCTTGTTGATTTAGATGCTGATTATAATAAATATTTTGAAACAGGAAAACTGGAAGCACAAATTGGCAATACAGGATGGCATTTGACTTCTTTAGGTTACTTATATGCGTCTAAAGTAAATGAAATTGCATTATCAAAAGTAATATCAGATAATTATAGCGATTTTCAAGATGTTTTCTTGTTACCTTGTGGGAATAATGATGTATTAGATTAAATTAACTAAAGATGGGCTTTGGTTAACCATCAAAAAACTAAAACATGTACCACGACTTTTATCGAAAGAGGTGATATATTATACTTAGTCCAGAATATTTACGCCGGATTACAGAGGGCAGTGAACAGATTGCAGAAGAATTGCATCAGTATATCATCTCTGAGATCGTGTCGAGAATGATGGCAAGAATCGGCAGAGGTGATGATTATATTCTGACCAATGCCGATGCGTGGAGAATCAGAACGCTACAGGAATCTGGTGAACTGTTAGAAGACATTCTGGCAGAATTATCCAAATACACCAAACGCGAACAGCAGGAACTTCTTGAAGCGTTTGAAGATGCCGGAATCACTGCAATGAACTATGATGACAAGGTATACAAGGCGGCAGGATTAAGCCCTGTACCGCTCGAACAGTCGCCAGCTATGATAAGACTCATGGAGCGAAATATGCTTGCGACTATGGGAGAGTGGAAGAACTTCACAAGGACAACCGCAAGTGCCGCTCAGAGGCTTTATATTGAGCAATGCGACCTTGCATATAATCATGTAATGACTGGGGCAGTTGGATATACGCAAGCCATCAAAGAGGCGGTTAATAACGTTGTAAGCAATGGAGTTACAGTAACATATCCATCCGGTAGGCGTGACACTATCGAGACTGCAGTCGCACGTTCTGTCAGAACTGGTGTGGCTCAGGCGTGTGCTGATATTCAGTTAGCAAGAATGAAAGAAATGGGATATGGTTTAGTACTGACATCGGCACATATAGGAAGCCGCCCAAGCCATGAAGTATGGCAAGGGCAGGTATTTTCTATAGACTGGGAAAAATTAAAAGAAATTAAGCCTTATCTTTGATAGAATCGAGATACAATGAAATTGCTTTATCGAGCAATTTACTGATAGGTATTCCAGTATCATCAGAATACGATTTCAATTTTTCGTAAATTTCACGATCAATAGCATTTGATATTGCTACACGGTTTTTTAAGCCTCTATTATTTGACATTTTGTTCAACTCCTTTCATACTAAAGTTTATCATAACTTTCAACTACTTGCAATTAAAATAAAATAATGATATAATTGAATGTAGATAAAAGCAGTTGAAAGGAGAAAAGAGCTATGGAAAAAGTAGATGTAGGAATGAAATTTGGAAGGCTTACAGTAATAGGAGAAGGAAAGCGTGAAAAAGGTGTTTATAAATGGAAATGCAAGTGTGAATGTGGAAACATAACGTTTGTCGATTCAAATAAATTACGTTCTGGTCACACGAAATCATGTGGATGTTTGCAAAAAGAACGAGCTGTTCAGGCTTCATTAAAGCATGGAATGAGTAAAAGCAGAATACATAAAAAATGGAGAGGGGTACTTCATAGATGTAAAAATCCATCTGCATCGCATTATGAAAATTATGGTGGACGTGGAATAAAGGTTTGTGACGAATGGACTGGAAAAGATGGCTTTATTAATTTTTACAAATGGTCTATGGAAAATGGTTACACAGACGATTTGACACTTGATAGAATTGATAACGATAGTGGATATTCACCGGATAATTGCAGATGGATTCCGCATATTGAAAATTGCCATAACAGGGGCGTAAGATTTGATAATAAAATCGGTGTTCCCGGAATATCTGAAAGAAAGTTAAAAAGTGGAAAAGTAAAGTATAGAGTGTGCATTACTGCGAACTATAAGAGACATTATATAGGTCAATTTGATAACTTAAAAGATGCCATTATTGCTCGTGAAAAAGCAGAAAAAGACTATTGGAGTAAAGAATGAACAAATATCCAGATTTTATTGAAAATTGTCATTATGGCGAAGCTGATGGGATATGCGGAGTAAATTGCAGACATCATTTTTCGGTTTGGGCGGAAGGGATGCCGAATCCCTATACAGAACTATCAGCACAGGATAAAACCAACAAAGGCAAACAGTACGAAAAAGAACAGCGACAGCGCACTTATGAGCGAAGAATCCGAAAAACAAAGCGTGAAGTCCTTGGAATGCAAGCGGCGGTTGATAACTGCAAAGACGAACAGGCAAAATTCGCATTACAGCAAGACCTTGACCGGAAGTCTTATCTTTTGCAGAAACAAAATGCTGCATACAAAGATTACTGCAAAGACAATGATCTAAGAGAGCTGCAAGACCGACTCATGATTGCTAAATGGAACCGCCAGAATGCTGCAAAATCCAGAGGAGCGGCAAAGAGATATAAAACAGCAAAGGGGATTGACTGATGGACAGATGGAAATATTTCAATCCTAATCCTGTTAAGGACAAGAGAACGGGAGATTGCGTTGTCCGGGCAATATGTAAGGCAACCGGGCTTGATTGGGAAACGGTTTTTACCGGATTAATGATACAGGCATGCGCTCTGTCAGATATGCCAAGTGCAAATTATGTCTGGGGAGCGTATCTTTATAAGCATGGATACAGACGTAAGCTGATAGAACAGTCAGAACGATATATCTATACAGTCAACGACTTTTGTACAGACCATCCGACAGGTACATACATTTTATGCATAGATGGCCATGTAGTGACGGTACAGAATGGCAAATATTACGATACATGGGATAGTGGTAATGAGGTCCCGGTATATTACTGGGAAAAGGAGTAGCTAAATGAACATATCAGAATTTGTACAGATTTTCCTCTCTATCTGCGGAGGGGTGTCCATTGTCGGAGGGGCGGCAGCCGTAATCTTTAAATGGATTACCCCGGCATTCCGACTTAATAAGCGAGTAGAGACACTGGAAGAACATGATAGACGAGATTATGAAAGTCTTCGGAGAATCGCAGAACGAGACTCATTAATTCTGGAAGTATTGTCAACAATGTTGGACAGTCAGATCAGCGGGAATAACGTCGAGGAATTAAAAAAAACAAAACAGAAGCTTACAAATTATCTTGCGCAGAATCAACGTTAGCATTAGTAAGGGGTATGCTCATGAAATTATATGTGTTCACAAAGAAAGATATAGACAGGTTCTTGACAGAGTGCAATTTTACGCCGGACGAAGAAAGACTGTTCCGGCTGAGATGTCAGGAGCGCACTCTTGAATACTGCGCTGAGCAAATGAACGTGAGTGTATCTACAGCGAAGCGATTAAGCCGGAGGGTGAACAATAAAATAATTAAAGTGTGTTGATACTTTTTGGATACTAATTAGAGCCAGAAACGACCTGTTTCCGGTTCTTTTTTTATGTAAAAATATAATCAGAAAGGCGGTGTATAAGATGGCATTATATAACAATCCTTATCAATATAGTTTTGGTGTTCCTGGGCAGATGAACCAGTTTCAGCAACAGCCTGTCCAGATTCCAGCTCAACCAGTACAGCAACCACAACAGAATAATAGTGGTATCCTGTGGGTATCCGGCGAAGTCGGCGCAAAATCCTATCTGGTAGCACCTGGGACAAGCGTTTTACTGATGGATTCAGAGAGTGAAAAGTTCTACATAAAATCCACAGATGTATCCGGTATGCCACAGCCACTGCGGACATTTGAATACCACGAGATAGGCTCTCAGATGCCGCCTAAACAGCCTGTTCAGAACATGGACAGTAAATATGTTACTCGACAGGAATACGATGATTTGAAAGGCAAATACGAAGCTATTATAAACCGATTAAATTCATTTTCTGAACCTGTTAGGGCTAATACCGCACAGGAATCAGCGACCAAGGGAGGAAATGCAGATGAGTAATCCATTATTTAACGCACTTGGCGGTGGGACGCCGCAGGGAAACGGACCAATGCAGATGATACAGCAGTTTATGCAGTTTAAACAGAATTTTAAGGGAGATCCGAAAGCAGAAGTCGAGAAAATGTTGCAGTCTGGAAAGATTTCTCAACAGCAGCTCAATCAAGTTCAACAGATGGCAGGACAATTCCAGCACATGTTGAAAGGAATGAAATAGTACATTACAATCTGGCCAGATTGATGTAAATACACAAAAAGGAGATTATATTATGGATGGAAATTATAGCTTAGCAGATATTGCTGCTGCTACTGGAAACGGTAGAAATAATGACGGCATGTTTGGTGGAGATGGTAGCTGGTGGATTATTGTTTTATTCATTTTTGCTTTCTTCGGATGGGGAAACAACGGCTGGGGCAATAATGGAAACGGCAGCGGATATGTAGCCACAGCAGCTACTCAGGCAGATATTCAGAGAGGATTTGATAATTCCGCAGTAATCAGCAAACTTGACGGAATCAACAGTGGTCTCTGTGATGGCTTCTATGCCATGAATAATGGTATGCTTACCGGATTTAATGGAATCAACACAAACATCATGCAGACCGGCTTTGGCATTCAGCAGGCTATTAACGCTGACACTGTAGCAAATATGCAGAATACCAATGCGCTCCAGGCACAGCTTGCAAACTGCTGCTGCGAAACCAGAGAAGCAATTCAGGGCATAAACTATAACATGGCACAGAATACCTGTGCATTGCAGAACACCATGAACAGTAACACAAGAGACATTATCGACAGCCAGAACGCCGGAACAAGGGCAATCCTTGATTACCTGTGCAACGAGAAGATTTCTTCCTTACAGGCTGAAAACAATGATCTCAGACGCGCCGCTTCTCAGGATCGCCAGAGTGCGCTTCTCACAACTGCAATGGCTTCTCAGACACAGCAGCTCATTAATGCGATTAATCCAGCACCGATTCCGGCATATCAGGTTCCTAATCCGAACACATATTACGGATGCGGATGCAACACCGGATGTAATTGTTAACAACTTCATATCGAGAGTATCTTTCGATTGATTCGGATGTCGGCTTATGCCGTATTACACAGAGGGGCAGGCTGAGACCTGTCCTTTTGTGATATGAAAGGAGTATTTTTATGGCAGAATTTACAAATGTAGCTGCTCAGACTGTAGCAGCAAATGGAAACGTAGTATTTTCAAACACAGCAGTCAAAGGTTCTAACTGTATTCAACACAGAGAGGGAAGCGGAATCATTACCCTGAGAGGGCTTACTAACCAGTGTAAAGCAAGATTTTTCGTGGATTTTTCTGGCAATATCGCAATTCCAACAGGCGGTACTGTCGGAGCTATTTCTCTGGCTATCGTAATCTCTAGCGAACCTGTATTATCTTCTCAGATGATTTCCACGCCGGCGGCAGTGGATCAGTACAACAATGTGTCCTCTGGCATTTATATTGACGTGCCTCGCGGATGCTGTGTTAATATCGCAGTAGAAAATACAAGCGATCAGGCTGTTTCTGTTGCGAACGCAAACATTGTCGTAACCAGAGAAGCGTAGGAGGTGTGATTATGAGAGATATTAAAGACTTATGCGCAAGAATCGAAGACGAGCTGTCCAAAATCGCTGATAATGGACTAACCACCGGAAATCTGGAAATGACATATAAACTGATTGATATGTACAAAGATATCAAGAACACTCAGTACTGGGATAAGAAAGTAGAGTACTACAACACTGTCCTTGATGAGATGCGTGGTGGCTACAATGACGATTACAGCGAGCGTGGAAGAAAACGTGATAGTATGGGGAGATACAGCGCAAATGATGGCAGAATGATGCCGGATTACGACAGGGGCAATTCTTATGCCGGACGTGGTGAACATTATGTCAGAGGGCATTACAGTCGCTCTGATGGGCGAGACGCTTACGATGACTACATGACGCAGAAGCAAAGCTATCGTTCCGGCAAGTCTGAAGACTGCAAGAGAAAGATGCTTGCTGCTCTGGAAGAACATCTGGACGAACTTACAACAGAAATGAGCGATATGTCCAAGGATGCAGAGTGCCGGGAGGAACGCGATCTTGTTAAAAGATACGTGGAAAAACTCCGGGATATGCTTTAAAAACACAAAAAGTGGTAGAGAGGTAGTTAAAATAAATCTGTTATAATGTAATTGTGCAGCAGGAAGCACAACGGTTGTTTTGACATTTTCGTTTTAATCCTCCTTTCTTTAATTTAGTAGCTGGTGCGCACGCTTTAATGGAAAGTTAAACAGGTTCGAATCCTGTCGTGCGTATTCGCCATCTGGCACGCAAGATGGTTCACCTCCTTGATTAAGGTTTTTGTTACTCATACTTTTTTAAAGAAATAAATATCCGAAACAACTCGTGGCAGGCATAACACGTTAAATACCTTGCTAACCCGGGGATCCGGGTTATGTGGAATGTACGTTAATGGTAGACTGACAGGGTCGCGCCCTGGGTTCCGGTTCGATTCCGGGCGTTCCGCTTATTTGCTCAGAATTATGCTGTCTGTTTGCAGGCGGTCTATGGTTCGAGTAAATTATCCCATGGGTAAAGGTTAACGCTTATCCTGTTAACTGCTGGACAGTTCGAAAAGTGCAGTGAAATATAGCGCAGTTGGTAGAGCAACATCCGCATAGGGTGCGTGTCGGCGGTTCGATTCCGCCTATTTCATTACCCTGCCAGTGGTCTAACTGGCTTAATCCACTTACCTGCGGCGGCAGGTCAATAAACACGACCAGGAGGATATATATGCAGAAACTTATTGACACATTAAAATCATTTGGAATCGAAATCCCGGAGGACAAACAGGCAGATGTTAAGAAGGCACTCTCTGAGCATTACAAAAATGCAAAGGAAGTAGCAAAAACTCTGTCGAAAGTCGAGGGTGAACGTGATGACTGGAAAGAACGTGCTGAGACAGCAGAAGAAACCTTAAAAAGTTTTGACGGTATCGACCCGGCAAATGTTAAAAGCGAGTTAGAGACTTGGAAACAGAAAGCGGAAGATGCAGAGAAAGAATTCAATGCGAAAATCTACGACCGTGATTTCTCAGATGCACTCAAAGCAGCACTCGATGATGTTAAGTTTTCCAGTGAAGCTGCAAAGAAGTCTGTTATGGCAGACATTAAAGAAGCAGGTCTTAAACTGAAAGACGGTAAAATCCTTGGATTAAATGACCTGATTGAACAGATGAAACAGTCTGACGCATCCGCTTTTGTAGATGAAAGTCAGCAACAGGCTCAGCAGAATCAGGCAAGATTTACCACTCATGTTGGACGGCAGCAGACGCCGGGAAGTATGACAAAGAAGGATATTGAAGCAATCAAAGACCCATCTGAAAGACAGGCAGCTATTGCTCAGAACATCCAATTATTCCAGTGATTTTTTTTTACACCGACTATACGACAGAGTATAGCCGCTAACCCAATACCTTAATAATTATGGGTAGAAAGGATTTTTTATGCCAGCAAAAACAAATCTTATTATGACTAATGATATTCAGGTCACGGCACGTGAGATTGACTTCGTTACCAGATTCGAAAGAAACTGGCAGCACTTACGTGATATTCTGGGTATCATGAGACCTATCAAAAAACAGCCGGGTGCTGTACTCAAGTCCAAATACGCAGAGGGTACTTTACAGAATGGAAATGTTGGTGAGGGTGAGGAAATCCCTTACAGCAAATTCGTTGTAAAAGAAAAGCCCTATGCAGAAATGACTATCGAGAAATACGCAAAGGCTGTATCTATCGAAGCGATCAAGGATCACGGTTATGAGAACGCTGTTCAGATGACTGATGATGAATTCCTTTTCCAGCTTCAGACCAATGTTACTGAAAGATTTTACAATTATCTGAAAACGGGTACTCTCTCATTCACGGAAACCACTTTACAGATGGCTCTGGCAATGGCTAAGGGTCGTGTAGAGAACAAATTCAAGAAGATGCACAGAAATGTAACTGGCGTTGCTGGATTTGTAAACATTCTGGATGTGTACGAGTATATCGGCGCAGCTGAGATTTCTATTCAGAACCAGTTCGGCTTCCAGTATGTGAAAGATTTCCTGGGATTCAATACGATTTTCTTACTGTCTGACAGTGAAATTCCGAGAGGGACAGTAATCGCTACACCTGTTGAAAATATCGTTATGTACTATGTTGACCCGAACGAATCTGATTTCGCAAGAGCGGGTCTTGTATATACTGTATCCGGTGAAACAAATCTGATCGGATTCCATACACAGGGCAATTACCACACAGCAGTGTCTGAATCATTCGCAATCATGGGACTTACCCTCTTTGCAGAATATATTGACGCTGTTGCTGTCGGAACTATCAACACAACTCAGACACTTGGAACTCTCACTGTAAACTCCGCAGCAGGAAGTAAAAGCGGAGATACAAAAGTGACTGTCACTCCGACAAAAGCAAGCGCAGGAAATGTGTATAAGTACAAAGTTGCATCATCTGAGACTTCCGTAGACTACGGACAGAATGTAAAGAACTGGAACGCGTGGGATGGAAAATCTGACATTACCGCAACAACAGGACAGGTAATCACAGTGGTTGAGTGCGACAGTACCTATAAAGCACTGAGCGCAGGACACGCGACTGTAGCAGCAAAATGATGATTAAGTAGGAGGTAGCTGGCATGGCTTATACAGATTATAAATTCTATACAGAATCATTCGGCAATGTCGTGCCAGAAACCGACTTTCCACGACTGGCAGAAAGAGCCAGTGATTTCGTGGACACAATGACATTTGACAGACTGGTGGATGGACTGCCAACAAACGAACGCTCTCAGAAGCGTATCAAAAAGGCAGTCTGTTCATTGGCTGAATTAATGTATCAGATTGAGCTTGCTGAAAAGAATGCTGCCAATGCCGCCGCTAGTGGAGCATCAACCACAATCGGGTCCGGTGGTAGCGCTACAGGCGTTGTAACATCTGTATCATCTGGCAGTGAATCCATTTCCTACGCAACTCCTCAGCAGATTGGAGCAAGTGCAAAAGAATGGAGTGCGGTGTATGCCACTGCCGGGGACGTACAGAAAACGAACGACTTACTTCTTAAGACGGCTTTACCGCTTCTGATGGGAGTAAGGACGGATGATGGAATACCAGTTCTTTATGCGGGGGTGTAAACGAAATGAATACAGTAATGTGCTTTTTAACTGGCGGACACAGATTTAAAAGTCCTGCTGAATCAAAATGTAATGACAAAGAAAAGACTTGTACCATTACGGAAACTTGCTGTAAATGTGGAAAACAGTTTTCATTTACAGGTACATACAAACAGTTTGGTATTCCAGATGTGAGGTGAAAAGAATGGATATTTCAACATTAGGCTCATGTATAGCAATCGTTATGATTTGCTACATCGTAGGAATGGGCTGTAAAGCATCAAAAAGAATCTCTGATGAATGGATTCCGGTAATCATGGCGGTTATTGGTGGAATCCTCGGAGCGGTCGGAATGGGAATTATCCCGGATTTTCCGGCAACGGATTATATCACGGCAGTTGCAGTCGGTATGTTTAATGGATTGTCGGCCACTGGCGTGAATCAGGTTATTAAGCAAAGTATTATGAAAGAGTGATTTTATGGGTGGACGTGGTGGAAGCAGTGGATTAAACAACGAGAAGCCAGTTTCTAAGTTAATGTCAAAAGTATATTTCAACTCTGCAAAGAAAAGTGACGCACTCAGAGGAAGTGAAATTGTCAAGAAAGACAATAAACTCGAGAAGGTCATTAATTCAGAAAACACTAGCTATTTTAAGTCAATCAAGACAAAGAGTGAAGCAGTAAAGACAATGAATTATATAAATGACAGATTGAGTGAGAGTAAAAGGAAAATCGCAAAACTTGGAAGTGCAGAGGCGTTATTTAAAAATCAAAGACTTGCTATAGAACATCGAAAATTAGTCAATGCCAGTACAGCCATGAGAGATGAATTGCACAAATTTTCAAAGGCTTCTGAAAAAGGCGATACAAGTGCTTTGCACGATACAAGCCGTACTACCACCACTTATGACAGAGCCAGAAAGCGCAGAATGAAAAACTTTGATTCGTGGTTCTTTGGAAGTGGAAAGAAGTAATCTATGGCAAACCGAGAGACGAGTATAGCTTACGAAAATCTAAACCGCCGTATCTTTCCCGGCGTTGGTGAATACGGCATACCGCAGTTAGAACCGGAATTATTCGAGGGTAACTGTGAGTTTGTCGGATTCAATTACGCAAGAGGTAAATGCAGTAATCCAGAAGGGAAAGCGGTTCATTTCTTCCTGGATGATTACCAGTTTGACGCATTATGGAGGAATCCAGACAGATATGTTGATAAGCTGAGCCAATTCCGGTATGTTCTAACACCGGATTTTAGTACCTACACCGATTTCCCAAAAGCTATCCAGATTTATAATCATTATCGCAAACATTGGATTGGCGCATATCTGCAAGAATATGGTTGCAATGTAATTCCGGCAATCTCATGGAGTACGCCAGATTCTTACGATTGGTGTTTTGACGGTGAGCCAGAGGGCGGAACGGTTGCGGTAAGTTCGGTTGGATGCATGAACAGTTTAGGCAAAAAACGCCTATTCTTATCTGGCTATAATGCTATGATTGAACGATTGCATCCAGAAAGTATTATTTTCTACGGAAAAGTCCCGGAAGAGTGTAAGGGTAATATTGTTAGAATTAAGGCATTTTCTGACAAATTTAACGAGGTGAAGTGTAATGGGTGGTAGAGGCGGCACAAGCGGTTTCGGAAGTGGAAGTGTTGTCATACATAAGCAAGCCGAGCCAAACAAACAGGGCTATTCCTATTATATGACTGGAACAAGAAATGTAATATCGAACTGGGACGATGAGGGTAATTATCATGCCAAGGGAATCTCCAAGAAAGAGGATGTTAGACAACGCTTTGACAGCGTAGAAGAAGCCATTAAATACGCAAAGAAGAACAGATATAAATATTTAAAACTGTAAAAAGGAGGGTATCATGTATGAAAAAACAGTGACGATTTTCAATTATTACGAAAGCAAAACGACTGGAGATGCGTACTGGTATCCTCATGTTTTATCTGGCGTCGACCTCGTTACCGACAAAGGAGCAATCCTTAAAAAGTACGGGCCAGACGCAACAGACAACGCACAGTTACACGTTCGATACACTGTCCAGAACGGAGACATAACCATTACTGATAAAGACGGCAAGATTCTTCCATGGATGCCACCTAAAGAGTGGAAACAGCAGATTAACAACGCTCTGGAAGACACTATCACATTCTCAGATGAATCGTTCTTCTGGGAGGGTGAGTGGACTGGCGGAACAGTAACTGACAGTGATTACCGAAACGGATTCTACCAGTACATGAACGAGAACAAGGATAACGTGTTTAAAATTACCAGTGTAGGTGGTCCATATACACTGATTCCGCATTTCGAGATTCTTGGTAAGTAATATGAGTAAAATTCATCATTTCAAAGGATTCTCTGTAGTTGACGGAGATATGAAAATCAAACTGAATATGGATAGATTTTCTAGGCAGTACCAAGAAGCCCAGTATCTCCTTGATGGAATGGTTATGGACAGTATGGTTCCGTTCATGCCGATGATTACAGGGGACTTTATCAACCGAACAAGAGTTGAGAGTGCATCCTTGCAAGGAACTGGGAAAGTATGTGCGGCGGCGGCTCCTTATGGACGTTTTCTGTACGAGGGGAAAGGAATGGTTGATGAAGCAACTGGAAGTCCCTACGCAAGACGTGGAGCAAAGAAAGTTCTCGTTAGTCAGTTTTCTGGTCAGACAGCCGCAAAGGAAAATCTTGAATATACCAAACAGGCTCACCCACGGGCACAAGCAAAGTGGTTTGATGCCGCTAAACGACAATACGGCAGTACGTGGATCCGCAAAGTAAAAGCACAGGCAGGAGGTGGCAGACATGGCAGATAAACCTATCGGTAAGGATGCAACTGGATATGAGATTTTGACAGATGCCATGAAAGCACTTTTGAACCAGTATCCAGGACTATACGAAAATGAAACAATCAAATTTGAAGAACTCGGTAAGGAATCGGGAATTGCGTTCTCAGCAGATAACGGAGCTTTAATCTATTCGGAAAAAGAAGATGTTTGCGGAGTAATGCATCAGGTATGCCAGTATCCATTTTATGTGGTTTACCGCACGGCATCCGATAAGGAACGGCAGAAGTTATCTGTTCAGAAGTTTCTGGACAATCTCGGTAAATGGATATGCCGGGAACCAGTTATTATAAATGGTTCTGAAACACGTTTAGATGCGTTTCCAGAGCTTTCGCAAGGAAGAGTAATAAAACGTATCACTCGTGATAATTCATATGGATTAGAGCCGCAGGAGAGTGGTGTACAGGACTGGTTATTGCCATTATCGGTACGCTACGAAAACACTTATGAAGTAATATAACAAGTAACAACCGGCTATCAATTAGAGATAGTCGCTAACCTACGCAGCCTTTTAAAAGTTATAGGCAGAAAGGACATTTCTATGGCAGTTACAGGCAAGATTGACCGTAAATATATGGCTCATTACATTGATGCAGGCTCCCTTTGTGGAGGACTGACACCGAAATATGAGCGTCTTGGAAAAGATCTGGAAGAGTACAATGTAGAACTCAATCCAGATACCGAAACATCTAAAAACATTCTCGGAGAATCCACATTTAAACATAACGGCTATGAGGTATCTTCTGATGCTGATCCATTCTATGCAGATACTACTTCTGATCTGTTTACAGCATTGCAGAAGATTGTAGATGGACGCCTCAAAGACGATAACCTCAAAACAAAAGCAGTTGAGGTTCATCTCTGGACAGAAGCCACAGCAGGCAAGTATGAAGCATATCAGCAGGACTGCTACGTTGTGCCGACTTCCTACGGCGGTGATACATCTGGATATCAGATTCCGTTTACCGTCAATTATACCGGCGAACGTGTCAAAGGAAAATTCGACATTACTTCCGGCACATTCACAGCCGACAGTGAATAATTTTTAGGAGGGTATAGAAAATGGCAAAAACAATTAACACAAACATTGATGATGGATTTCTTCTTTTCACATTCACGAACAAGCAGGGTGAAGTGTTCTCTTCATTCAAACTGAATCCTACCGACATCAACATTGCGGCAAGAGCGGAAGAATTGGAAACTTTCTTTGAACAGGCTCAGGAATCTGTTAAAAATGTTTCTTCCAGCAAAGAAATGGCAGAGATTAATAAGCAGATTGAGGACAAAATCAATTATATGCTCGGATACGAAGCATCTAAGGATTTATTCAAAGAACCAATTACCGCAACAACTGTTTTTGGAAATGGTCAGGTGTTCGCCTATATCGTTCTGGACAAAATCAATGAAGCACTTACACCGGAAATTGAAAAAAGAAAGAAAAAAATGCAGGAAGTGGTCAATAGGTACACGGAGAAGTATACAAAATGACCGCCTATGAGTTACCCACCTCACTAAATATCAGTGGGGTGGATTTTTCTATCAGAACGGATTTTCGAGTGATTATAGATATTCTCATAGCCATGAATGACCCAGAACTGGATGAACAGGCGAAAGCTGTTGTTATGTTACAGATTCTGTTTGAGGACTGGCAAAGCATACCCCCAGAACATCTTACAGAAGCTTGTCAGAAAGCTTGCGAGTTTATTGACTGCGGTCAAGTTGACGATAGTCCGAATAAACCTAAACCCCGCTTGATGGACTGGGAACAGGACGGAGATATGATCGTGCCGGCTGTAAACAAGGTTGCTGGTAAAGAAATCAGATCAGTACCTTATATGCACTGGTGGACGTTCTTTGGATATTTCATGGAGTCTGGCGAGTGCCTTTTTAATACCGTAGTTGGAATTCGTTCAAAAAAAGCAAAGGGCGAAAAGCTCGACAAGTGGGAAAAGAAATTCTATCAGGAAAACAAGAATATTATTGACATAAAAACACGTCTCAGCGATGAGGAGCAAGCTTATAAAGATAAGCTGAATGAGATGTTGAACCTCAAATAGTTAGGAGGTGGACGCATGGCTGCTGATGGTTCGATCATTATTGATACCCATCTTGATACAAGTGGTATATCATCAAGCATAAATGAGATACAAGCAGCGTTCAAAGACTTGGCTGAATCTGTAAAAGGAATTAGTCAAAAAATAGATTCTGTACTCAACGAAGGAATCGAGCAGTTAAATGATTCTTTTTCCTCTTTGCAGCAGCGGACCAGAGAAGTGGAAGATTCTATAAATGGTTTGGAGTCTTCAGCAGATAATGTCGGTTCAAGTTTATCCAGAGGGTTCAATGAAGCAAATGCTACGATACCAAGGACTGGCAGAAATGTAAATCTTCTTGGACGGCAATTTGAGGGTCTCGGTACAGTGGTAAAAAGAATCGGCATCCTTATCGGCAGTGCATTCGCGGTTGGGAAACTGATTCAGTTTGGCAAAGAATGCCTGGAACTCGGCTCTGATCTGGCGGAAGTTCAGAACGTGGTTGATGTTACATTTACAACCATGTCTGATAAGGTTGATGAATTTGCGAAGAACGCCATGGACTCAGCCGGACTATCAGAAACGATGGCAAAACAGTATGTCGGAACATTCGGAGCAATGTCTAAGTCGTTCGGTTTCTCTGAGGCACAGGCTTATGATATGTCAACGGCTCTGACACAGTTGACTGGCGATGTGGCATCATTCTACAACATTTCGCAAGACTTGGCTTATACTAAGCTGAAATCAGTGTTTACAGGTGAAACGGAAACGCTCAAGGACCTCGGCGTGGTAATGACCCAGTCAGCACTTGACCAGTATGCACTTGCAAATGGCTACGGCAAAACCACATCTGCTATGACCGAACAGGAGAAAGTTGCTCTCCGCCTGGCTTTTGTACAGAAACAGTTATCGGCTGCATCTGGTGACTTTATCCGAACATCTGACAGTTGGGCGAACCAGGTCAGAGTGATGCAGTTACAGTTGCAATCTCTCAAGGCAACAGTCGGACAGGGATTAATCAATCTCTTCACTCCCGTTTTGAGAGTTATTAATATCTTGCTCGGTAAGTTAGCAACTCTGGCAAATGCCTTCAAGTCATTTACGGAATTAATCACCGGAAAGAAATCATCTGGCCAGACAGGCACAAGTGGTGCAGGTCTTGTCGGAACAGATGCAATAGCTGATACGGCAGACCAATATGGAAATGCTGCCGACAATGCCGAAAAGCTGGCAGATGCAACAAATGATACAGCGGACGCAACCAAGAAAGCTACTAAGGCGGCAAAAGGATATCTTAGTCCTCTCGACGAAATAAATAATTACTCAACGGATAAAAGTGCGGATTCATCGTCAAAAGTACCGGGCGCAACCGGCGGACTTGCAGATCAGATGAAAGATGCTGTACAAAATGTTGATTACGGAAAAATGGCAGAGGGTGAGACAGTCCTTGACAAAATTAGCAAATCAGCTGAAAAACTCGCGAAGCTCCTTAAAAAGCTCTGGAAGCCATTTCAGGACGCTTGGAAAAAAGAGGGTAAGAATACTATTGATGCGGCACAGATTGCTCTATCTGGAATTGCGAAGCTTGCTAAGAGTGTAGGCAGGAGTCTCATGGAAGTCTGGACAAACGGTACAGGTACGACAATGCTTACAACCATGCTAAGGATTGCTCAGAACGTGCTTAAAACTATTGGGAATATTGCATCCGGTTTTGCCGACGCGTGGAATAAGAACAATGTCGGAACGCAGATTATACAGAACATCGCAGATGCTCTTGTGGTGGTTATGCAGTTCATTGAGAGGATTGCCGCAGATACGGCAACGTGGGCGGCAAACTTAGATTTCTATCCGCTGTTAGAATCTATCAGTAATCTGACAAGTGCATTTGCACCAATTCTGGAATCCATTGGAAATGTTCTTGAATGGATTTACAATAACATCGTTCTTCCGATGTTGAAATGGGTTATTGAGGTAGGACTTCCGACAGTGATTAATTTAGTCGCAAAAGTAGCAACTTTTCTTGCTGATCATCAGTCGATTGTTGAAGCGTTCGGCGCAGCCCTAATCGGAGCGTTCGCGGCAGCAAAGATTGCAGAATTAGCATCGGGAGTTATCAAAAGTGCATCTGGAATAGCTACAGCCGTAAAAGGACTTATCGCGTTAATGACTGGTACTGGCGGAATCATGGGTGGAATCAAGGCCATTGCGACAGCAATCGGTACTGGCGGGATTTTCGCGATCGCAGTCGGTGCTGCTATAGCAATCGGAGTTTTGCTGTACAAAAACTGGGATGAAATATGCGCGGCAGCAACAAAATTAAAAGACTGGGTTGTTGAAAAGACTCGTGAATTGTCAGAATCAGCAACACGTACATTAAGCAATTTGAAAGAAAAGATAGCTAATGTTTGGAATATTATTAAAACATCAACATCTACTACTTGGAATGCAATCAAAAAGACACTTTCTGGCCTTTGGAACTCTCTTAAATCCACAGCCAGCACAGTATTTAATGCAATTAAAACTAAAGTTGTAGGCGTATGGGACAGCGTAAAGAACAAGACATCAAAAACATGGGAAAACGTAGCTACGTTCGTATCTAATAAAGTAGAAGCGATAAAAAATGCTATCACTAATAAGTTTAATGCCGCCAGAGATGCAGTCAGATCTGCGTTTGAAGGCATTGTGGATTTTATTAAAGCTCCGATCAATCAAGCAATCAGCATTGTTAATAATGCAGTTGGAATGATTAATAATGCAATTGGTGGAATTGAATCTGCATTTTCCTTTGGACCCTGGACTGTTCCAACACCGTTTGGTTCAAAGACTATTGGATTTCATGCGACATTTCCACGTATCGGAACTATCCCATATCTGGCCAGTGGCGCAGTTATTCCGCCAAGGTCAGAATTCCTTGCGGTATTAGGTGACCAGAAGAAAGGAAATAACCTGGAAGCACCGGAAAGCCTATTACGGCAGATCGTCCGGGAAGAGTCAGGAAAAGGGCAGGGAGATGGAAATACCTACAATGTTACAGTTAATGCATCTGGCAGAAAACTGTTAGATATTATTATCAGTGAAGCTGAAATGAGAAGAAACCGGAACGGGAAGAACCCATTTGAGTTAGCATAAGGAGAAGAATATGGCGCAGGAACAATTCAAGATAGACAACGTTGTTATAAGAGCACCGGACAGCTACAAGCCGGTGTTCGCAACCACTTCTACGGAAGATTCTAAAAGAAGTCAGGATTTGATTATGCACAATACACCAATGGGAACAATTGGTGGGTATGACATGCAATGGGGCGAGCTTACATGGGCTGAAATAGCAACCATACTAAATACTGTACTTAACAAGAGCCAATTTACATTCCACCACAAAGACCCAACTGTTCCGGGAAGATGGATAGACAGAACATTCTACGCATCAAATTTTAATATGGCTGCGCAAACTTTGAAAGACGGGGAAGAAAAGTGGACGGATTTGTCTATTAATGTAAGGAGGATTGAGCCGATTTGATAAATGTATCTACTCAGTTGAAGAAAGAATCTCTTACAAACAGAAATTATTACGTGACAGCAAATGTTACATTGTCAAATGGTACAACTCTTAAGCTAGGCAAAAAAGACTTTTATCTGTCTGGAAATAGTCTCGTAGATTCAGCAGACTCTGGGGACTTCCCGGTGGGTGTAGCAATAGAAAAAACGGCAAGTTTATCATTGGTAAATGATGACGGGCGCTTTGACGGATATAATTTTAACGCCGCAAGGTTTGCTATCTTTCTCAATGTGCAGTTATCCGACAGGATAGAAGCTATAAAGAGAGGTACTTACATTGTGTCGAAAAAGCCTGCAACGGCGAGCGAAATAAGTCTTTCTCTCTTAGATAAAATGCACAATGCTGATAAGACATATGATTCTAACCTGTCTTTTCCTTGTACAGTCAAGGAACTGCTCTCAGAATGCTGCCAGCAATGTGGAATCACTCTTGGAGATGCAGTGTTTCCAAATGCGGATTTTCAGATTCAGAAAGCGCCATCTAATGCGACATACCGTACAATAATCGGAATGTGTGCCGGGATAGCCGGTGGAAATGCAAGAATCGACGAAAATGACTTACTCAGGATTATTACGTTTGATAAGACATTTACCAATACGACTATTTACGATGGTGGAGCAGTAAAGAACTGGACAAATGGTGATGATCTGGATGGCGGCACGCTTAATCCATGGACAATGGGGACTGTGATTGATGGTGGTACGTTAAGCAATAACGATTATCACGCGTTATTTTCAATTCAGAATCTACAATATGACGTAGACGATGTTATTGTAACAGGTGTCAAATATGTAGAAGATGAGACCGAATATATGTCAGGCCAGGACGGCTATGTGATTACTATTGACAATCAGCTATTGTCGGGCAATGCACAGGCAGGAGTCGAAGCTATTGGAAATCAATTAATCGGTTTGCAAATGCGTCCTTTCTCATGTGACGGAATTGCCAACGGATACGCCACTTTTGGCGATCCAGTTGAATTTATTGATACAAAGAATCGTGTCTTTAGATCGTTTGTGACAGATATAGAGTTCGTGTTCGGCGGTTCAACATCATGGAGTTGTAGCGCAAAGAGTGCTGAAGAAGATGCAAGCGAGTTTATTGGTGATCAGCAAACAGCGGTAGAGCAGTCAAAAAAAGATATAGAAAAGAAACTATCTGCCTATGACGTAAAGCTCAAACAAATGAACGAGCTTGCAGCAAACACGCTAGGTTTCTTCTATACAGAGGAAATACAAGAAGATGATTCCGTAATTACGTACCGGCATGATAAACCTACACTTGCTGATTCTAAAGTAATTTATAAGACAGGTGTCGATGGATTCTTTTTGTCAGTAGATGGGGGTCAGACATGGAAAGCCGGCTTTGATAGTAATGGAGATGCCGTTCTGAATATTCTCTATGCCATCGGTATTCAATCAGAGTGGATTAATACAAGAGGCTTCACAGCGAAAGACAATAACGGGAATACGACATTAAGAATAGATGCTGACACGGGTACTGTCACATTAGAAGTTGAAAACTTTACGCTAAAAAGTAGAACTATTGAACAGATCGCCAAGGATGTTGTGGATGGGACAGTTCAAAATAATGTGACTATCCCGAACTATTATGGCACGTATGTACCAACATTGCAGAACTATCCGGCATCTGAGTGGAAAAGTGAAGAATATAAAAAACATGACGGCTCGATTTTCATGAACTTCTCTACAAGCCAGGTATATATGTTTTCTGGAACTGTTGGCGCTTGGCAGGAACTGGACGCTGAAAAAATTGTCAATTTTGAAAGAGTTTTTAACGCTTTAACGGATAACGGTAAGCAAGAGGGAATTTATATGCAGAACGGGCATCTGTACATAAATGCTTCCTATATTAAGTCTGGCCAGATTTCAGCCGATTTGATTAGCTTGAAAAACATCAACGTTACAAACAGTTCTGGGGTATCAACATTTGCGATTGATAACTACGGAAATGTTACGCTCAGGCCTAATACATTTGCGTTAACAAACGGCGATACAATATACAGCGTTGCGGAAGATAAAGCTTCGACAGCGTTATCAAACGCGAACCGCTATACAGACAATGCACTTAGTGATCTCGACATAGGGAAAATGTCTAAACAAGAGATTATTGATGTGCTAAGCGATAACAGTAATAATAAAGGTTTGTATCTATCAAATGGCAATGTGTACATGAATGCCGATTATATTAACACGGGCGAATTAGCAGGATGGAAAGTTGGACTTAAAAAGCTTTCAGCAAGTGGCACGTATGGAGAAGTAACGCTAGATGCTTCAACTGGAGAGATCTATTCAGAGACGAACACAGGAGTATATGTTCCGGGGTACGGCACGTTGTACGGAACACGAATCAGAGGAATTAATCTTTATACAGGAACTGTACACGCAAGCTCAGCCTCGTTTAATACTAGCGTTTCGGCGAGCAGTGTTTCAGCGAGCAGTGTTTCAGCATCAGGAAAAGTTAAAGCAGGCACACACGTAGAAGCCAGTGGTCATTTCTATAGCATCGGAACGGGAACGGACCTTGCAGATGCTTCTATCAGAGGGAAGTTGAAAGTAAGCGGGACAAAATCAAGATCAGTTTCGACGGTAGACTATGATGAACAGCTCTTTTACTGCTATGAAATGCCAACCCCATTCTTTGGAGATATCGGTGAATCTGTAATATCGGATGACGGGACTTGCATGATTGACATAGATGATATCTTTCAGGAATCTGCAAATGTCGGCATTAAATATTATGTGTTCTTGCAAAGAGAAGGAGAGGGTGACTGTTGGGTAGCTGAGAAAGAGCAAAATTATTTTATCATAAAAGGAACTCCGGGACTTAAATTTTCGTTCGAAATCAAAGCAAGACAAGCTGAATATGAGCATATGCGATTTACTGACCCGGGAGATACGGCTTATACAGACGCAAGAGATATAGAAATCCCGGAACCAGATTATGAGTCAGAAGAAACAGAGGTCTCGGAATCAGATTATGAGTCAGAGCTTATTAACGACAGATCAAGCATTATCAATCAGATGGAGGTAATATCATGAAGAAGATTTTAACAAGTTTTATGAATCTTAGCACAGGAGAGGGAAGCCGTATCGCTTACACCTATTCTGAGGTAAACGAGGAAACAGGAGAAGTTGTCAGCCAGAATAATAAAGGCAATTTCCTTGTGATGAATGACGATGTACAGAAAAATCTTGATTCTGTAAAGAATTACATAAGGAATAATTTCCTTTTATAAGGAGGTAAGTCTAATATGGCCAATACATACACAATACAATTCCGGCGCGGTATGTACTCCGATTTTGATACGTCGAAAATTCGTCCCGGAGAGCCCGTTGCGATTCTTGGCAATGACCCTTCTGTTCCATCTGGCAAAGCCTTATACATTGCATTTGCGGCTAATGATGTAAGACGATTGTGTTCCATTGAGGATATTTCAGAGATGGTCAATGCCGGAGAATTTGTTGGCCCGCAGGGTCCAAAAGGCGAAAAAGGAGATAAAGGAGAGAAAGGCGCAGAGGGTCCTGCTGGCCCGCAGGGTCCAAGGGGTGAAAAAGGAGATAAAGGTGATCCGGGAGAAAAGGGTGCGGATGGCACCGTAGCATTTGAATCGCTGACACCCGAGCAGAAAGAATCACTAAGGGGTATCTCTATCACAGCGGTCAGTATCGACACAGATGGAAATTTGACAATAACATTTTCAGATGGTGATAGTGAAAATGTTGGTAATATTATAGGGCCTCAAGGTCCGCAGGGACCACAAGGTGAAAAAGGAGATGTTGGCCCAGTTGGTCCGCAAGGTCCACAAGGAGAAAAGGGCGAACAAGGAAATGACGGAACATCTCCCAATATTCTTGGTACAAAAGAATCTGAGGCAGACCTCCCCTTGAGCGCAGAGAAGAACGACGCGTATTTAATAAATGGAGAAATGTGGGTTTTTGACGGCACAAATTGGAACAATGCCGGCAAGATTCAAGGGCCACAAGGACCGCAGGGACCAATTGGTCCACAAGGCCCAAAGGGTGACCCGGGACCGCAAGGCGTAAAAGGAGACCCTGGAAAAAAAGGAGAGCAGGGGGCACAAGGTCTAAAAGGCGATACCGGGCCGCAAGGCGAGCAAGGCCCAGTTGGTCCAAAAGGCGAGCAAGGAGATACTGGTGCGCGAGGAATCACATTCACTCCTGTTGTAGACAGCAAAGGGAATATAAGTTGGAGTAATGACGGAGGGCTTGAAAACCCCCAGACAGTAAATATTACCGGGCCACAAGGCGATATGGGCGCAAAAGGAGATACTGGACCGCAAGGAGAAAAGGGAGAGGTTGGGGATGCCGGACCTAAAGGAGACAAAGGCACTACATTCATCCCAAGTGTGGACGCTGATGGAAACATAAGCTGGAGCAACACAGATGGAATCGCCAATCCCGAAACAGTAAACATCAAAGGGCCAAAAGGAGACAAGGGAAGTGATGCGACTGTCCCAATTGCTACAATCGAAATTCTTGGTAAGGTTAAGCCTGACGGCAAGACAACATTCATAGATGAAGACGGAACGCTCCACGCAAAAGGCGGTGGCACAACCGTTACCCCAAAACCCGTAAACAACCCAACAATCGAGAATGCAAATGCATCGGTTATAATTAAATGGCAAGACCCAGAAAACACGGTAATCAGTGGTTCAACATTCTCTACATGGGCTGGTACAAAACTTGTAATGAAAGAAACGGGCTATCCCGCAAATCCAGATGATGGAACACTTGTGGTTGATAACACAGTTCGTGATAAATACAAAACCACAGGTTATACAGTTACAGGGCTGACAAACGGCAAACAATATTACTTTACACTGTTCCCATACAACACCGATGGCATATATAACTACGATGCAGGTAACAGACTGATTGGGGAACCAGAGGATTTGAAGATTGTCGCATTTGCCGACGGAACAGACGCAGAGATTGAAAAGATGATTGAAGCGCACTACGCAGGCAAAATCAACATTAGCGACTATTGGGCGGTCGGCGACAAGAGAACCATCCATCACAATGCCATGGATGCAACTGGCGTAAGTGAGTCACACAGAGCGAATGATTATGCCTATGTAATTATCGGAATCGAACATGATGACTTAGTGACTGCTATCAATGGCAAGACTAAAGCTGCTATTACAATTCAGACAGAACGTATGTTGTATTTAGACACTACGACAGAATATAACGCCTCCTATAATGCATCACATGAATGTGGTTATATAAACGGTTCAAGTACAAATAGTGGTGGTTGGGAAGGCTGTGTAAGACGTACGTGGTGCAATAATGTGTACAAGAAATGTTTGCCTACTTATATTCAAAATATGATGAAGCAGGTCAAGAAGTTGACATCTGCAGGAAGTCGAAGCAGTACGATTAAAATCTCAAATGATTATGCGTTTTTACTGTCTGAAATTGAAATTTTTGGCAGTGCAACGTATTCTTACGCAGGCGAAGGAAAGCAATATCAGTATTTTAAGAATGCGACTGCTAATAGATATAAAAAACCACGTTTTGACGATAGCCTTGTATCTGGCCACTATTGGGAACGTTCGCCTTACTCCGGCAGTGAAAGAAAATTCTGTCATGTGGACGTAAGTGGAAACTCGCACTACAACGACGTCAGCAACTCTTATGGCATTGTCCCCTGCTTATGTATCTAAAATCCTAGCAAATCCCATCTACCGCCGTAAGACAGTTAAAAGGATTTGCGGTACTATTTTTTAATCAAAGGAGATGATAATTGTGGATAAAAAAGAAATTGTGAACATCTACAAAGCCATCAATCGAGTTTCAAACAGGCTGAATGAGATGTCTGAAAAGTTAGACATTGTGATGCAGATGCTTAATGCGGAATCTAATCGTAAAATTCTAATTAATGGTAATGGCATTGACGGTCTGGCTGAACTTGTATCAACGCATGATTCGGCACTTGACGAACTTGCTACATTAGTTGCAACAATCGGAGGTAAGAATAATGGTTAAATTTTTCGAAGAACGAGTAATCAATGGGCTGAAAAAATGGACAGATGTTCCTGAGCTGTGGGATAAGAAGGTAATTGAAAGACTTCAAAAGGATGGCTATGTATTGAATGAGGACGGGACAGTAACAGAATCAAAACCAGGAATAGTGAAATAAAATACGTGCAAGGGAGAAAATATGGAAATTAAAGGAATTGACGTATCATCTTATCAGAGTAAGCCAGACTGGGCGAAAGTATCGAATTCTGAAATTAAGTTTGCAATATTGAGAATCCATCAAAAATCTGGAACCGATTCCTCTTTTGAGCATAACTACAAAGGATGCAAGTCAAATGGAATCCTTGTCGGCGGATATAAATACAGTTACGCTCTGACACCGGCACAGGCAATTGATGAAGCTGAGAGCGTAATTTCTGTTCTTGGCGGACGCGGAATGGACTTTCCAATCTTCTACGACCTTGAATGGAGTCAGCAGAGAAACCTTGGAAAACAGGCGATTGAGAATATTGCAGTAGCATTTCTGACCAGAATCAAAAAAGCCGGTTATAAGGTCGGTATCTACTGCAATCTTGATTGGTATAATAACGTTCTGTCAGACACCCTGAAAAAGTACGATTGCTGGATTGCTCGTTATCCGGCTAGTGATAATGGCTCTGTACAGGAAAGATTGCGTCCATCTGTTGGTGTAGGCTGGCAGTATTCCAGTAGAGGAAAAGTATCCGGCATTAGTGGTAACGTTGACATGGATGTATTCTATAAGGATTGCAAAGAGGAGGTTTCTGCAATGGATAAAGCTATTGAAAAAGTGATTCTCATTGCAAAAAATGAGATTGGATACCTTGAAAAGAAGAGCAATAGTCAGCTCGACAGTAAGACTGCAAACGCCGGTTCGAACAACTATACGAAGTATTGGCGAGACATTAAGCCATCATATCAAGGACAGCCTTGGTGCGCAGCATTCGTGAGTTGGTGTTTTATGGAAGCATTCGGACAGGAAAAAGCAAAGAAACTGTTGAAACACTGGCCCTATGTTTACTGCCCAACACTTGGTAATTTATTTACAAGGAACGCTAATCCAAAGATCGGTGATATTGTAATTTTTTATCATAATGGAACTTTCACTCATACCGGCATCGTAACGGCCGTAATCGGAGACAGGTTCTATACCATCGAGGGAAATACTTCTGGCGCATCTGGAATTATTGCAAATGGCGGCGGTGTCTGTGCAAAGAGTTATCTTAACAGCCAGATGCCCGGAACTAAGTTCTGTACACCGGATTATAGTATTGCATCTGATGCATCTGTACCCGCAAAATCTGAAAATGCATTGCCTAATACCGCACAAACAGGAGAGAAATATATGTTTAATCCAGAAACAGTAAAAGCAGGAGATAAAAACACATCTGTGCTCCTCTTACAGGAAATTTTAAGAGCCAGAGGCTTTAAAGGCAAAAACGGCAAAGCCCTGAAACTTACATGGACAGCAGACACAAACACAATTTACGCTCTGAAAGCTTATCAGGAATCTAGGAAAGATGTTCTGGAAGTGGACGGAGTCTGTGGACCCGCCACATGGAAAGATTTGATTGCCATATAAAAACATCCCGGGGTTAATTCCCCGGGAACTTTATTTATAAACATATTTTGTATCATTTCGGGAATTTTAGACTGTTATCGTTAGTCACACGTTAGTCACAAATAAAAATATTGTTTCCTAATATAATAGTGCCAAAAACACTGTATTTACGGGCATTTGCGCAATTTTCTAAATTCTATTTGTTAGTCACAATCAATAAAATTAGAATAATGAAAATGAAATGAGGGAAATCCTTACAAAATCGCTAGAAACATTGATTTTAATAGGGTTTCCGGCATTTCGATAATGATATTTCGGTTGTCTTAGAAAGATTAAAATGGGTTCCGTTAGTCACAGTTAGTCACAAATGGAACTTTTATCTTTTCTATTTCTGTTCGGAGTTCTTCCAGCGTCCTGTGCCCATATACCGCATTTGTAACATCCCCACCAAAAGAATGGCCAAGCATTCGTTTTCGGTCATTCTCCCGGACGCCGTATTTTTCGCACAGCGCAGAAAAGGTGTGCCTGCAATCGTGTGGCGTGTGTTTCGGATTGCCGACTATTTTTAATCGTTCCAGTGTAGGATAGAACAACGCTTTTCTGTGATGCTGCTGAGTATATACGCATAGCTTTCCGTCTTGTGTCAGCACTTTCTGTTCGGCAAAATGATATACAGCAGGATGTATCGGGACAATTCTGTTTTTACCGGCTTTTGTTTTAATTCCACCTTGAAAGTATCTTTCTTCTAAGTTGGTCGTAAGTTTTAGCACTTCCCCGATTCTCCAACCAGAGTAACACATGATAAGAATGAGCTGTACTTCTGGATCGTCGGTATTATTCCACAGTACCTGCATCTCCTGATCAGAAAATGGCGTTCCATGTTCGGTGTCATTATCAGCATTGACATGGACATATAGCGCCTTATTTTCCGTTACGATTTCTGAATATACAGCATATTTGTACATCTGCTTGAACAGAGTCAAAATAGCCATCTGGCTTTGTTTTTTCAGTTTGCAGTCATCAATAACCTTTTGCATATCAGGAGCCTTTAAATCTTCGAATATGCGATTGTGCAGAACGGTGCAGTTTGTATAAGCTGTCCGGTATGCTTCTTTCGAACTGTATGACAGTTTCGTCCTCTCTGGGAACTTCCACGCATAAAACTGTTTATATACATCTGAGAACGTCAATTTCTTGATTTCCGGGTGTTTATCCTCGACGCCCTTAATTGTATTGTAGTCGGCAATCAAGCGGCTTATAAGAGTGTCTATGTCGGTTGTGGGGGATACCTCAAGAGTCCGCTCCATGCCTGGTTGATACGTGCCGGCTTTGTAAGCTGTCAGGACAGTAAAGCCTTTTATCCAGTCATCCACGTAGCAGATCGCCGGCGGACGTTTTAGTTTGCCAGTATCATCCGGTGTAGCCGGTGGATGCACTGCGAAGCAGTTTCTCCGGTTCTTGCCAAGGTACCGAATAGAGCCGAAGTTATTCGGCAATTTTGGATATTTCTTTCTTTTCTTCGCCATTTTTATTCCTCTTTTCTTTATGTAGCTGTTTTAGGTATAAAAATAACAGCCGAACAAATTTTCTGTCTTGCTCGACTGCTCCGAAGATGATACAATATGTTTGCCAGAATATTACATTTCTTCGGAGATGTATAAATGCCGTCTCGGTACGCCAATACCGGGGCGGTTTTTATTTTTTATTCTATTTCTTCAATGTCAAGAGAATATCCAAGAACTTCTCCAACGTCTGTGCATTTTCCTTTTAAAGTAACGGTGTCTCCCTTTGACATGGATGCTATTTTGGATTTCTGGTCGTCGCTTTTGATGTAACACTGGACTCCAATAATCTCAAAATCTCCATCAGCCATAAGGTCAATATATTTTCCGGCTGCATCAATGTTACTGAGTTTTCCGGTGATCTCAAGATATTTGCCTTTGTATTTATCAGATGCGCCCATTGCATTACTGTCAAGATCAGACATCATATCATTGACTGATACGGATGTGTATTCAATTGGTGTAGGCGTATCAACTTCTTTTGCAGATTCCGTCTTTGCAGATGTGCCGGAAGAAGATGTGGTGTTTGAATCCGAATTTCCACCAACGGCACCGATAACGCCAACAACGACAACTGCTAAAACTACCCATTTGAGTTTTCCACCTTTTTTCTTACTCATAGAATTGCTCCTCCTAATAGCTTTATTCGCCACATTTCGCACTTTCCATGCGGATTATGTATTTTGTACCGCTGATTTTGCAATATTATGTAAAGTACGGTTATTCGTGGTATTTTTATTTTATCATTTTAAGAGCATATTGTAAAGATTTAGAACGAAATAGAGTGATTTAGATGAAAAAGAAATGTTTTAAGTGCTTTGTACTTCTCTTGCTGATCTATAAGGTATTTAGTCTTGTACATACCCCACAAAAGATAATTTCCAATAATAATCAGAAAGATATGCAGATAGTTCATTCGTATATGGTATATCAGGAGCATTCTGTCCAGAAGTATCCACATACAAACAACGGCGGTGGAAAAGTTTGCGATCTCGCATTTTCCCTCTGTGAAAGCATAATTTTCTTTGAGATTGCAAAGTTTGTGTATGAAATAACAAAAGTCCATGTGTATATTTGGCAGTTGCCAAGAGTCGGGATAGGTGGTATAATGACAAAAACGAACTAATGTTCGGTTCTATTTCCCACAGCCGGACATATACTGTAGTGTAAGTGGTAGTTGCGACAGGGAGGGTTATTTATGGATTATAAGAAAGAGATTATTGAACTAATAGAGAATATACATAGCGAAAAATTTATGAAATTTTTATACAACATGATTATTTCGTTCAAGAAACAATGGGGGTATTAAGAAGGCAGGGAATTAATCCCTGCCTTTTTTATGGAGAAATTCAATCATGTCGAAAACACTTTTCTTATCAGATTCGCTTAATTCAACCAGCAACTTAACATGTTCAACGATGTTTGGATTTGACATCATCTTTGGAATAAAATCCGTGTCTGTTTTCAAATTCTCTTCCCATCCCATTAGGTAAGCGGGCGTTGTGCTAAGTGCTTTCGCTAACTTATCTATGTATTCAGCAGGAACTTTATCAATATCACCCTTTTCATATCTAAATATAGTTGATCTTGAAACTCCCAATTTCTCAGCTAACTCATCAGCACTCATATTAAGTTGTTTTCTTCTTTTTTTCATTTGTTCACCAGTTTCCGACATTTCCACACCTCCTTTCCTTGAAATTATAATACCACAAGTGATGCAAATATGCAACAAAAATAATTGCAAAAATGCGATTTTTAGTATTGACAAATGCGACTGCAAGAGGTAATATATAATCACAAAGTCGCAATAATGCTACTAGAAAGGAGGTAAAACTTGTGATTGTAAATATAGCAAGACTTAAAGGTAAAATTGTTGAGCATGGAAATACGCAAGAAGCTGTTGCAAGCGCAATTGGTATGGACAGAAGTACTTTTTACCGCAAACTGAAAGACGGCGGCGAGAAGTTTACAATCGGTGAAATTCACGGAATTGTAAGCGCAGTTCCTTTAAGCAGGGACGAAGCAATAGATATTTTTTTTACACAGCAGTCGCAATAATGCTACTGGAAAGGAGAATAAATGGACGCATTACAATTTAATAAAGCCGTCAGTCAACACTGCAAAGAATCTGGTGGAGACTGTTGCAAATGTGACCTTCGGCTTTACTGTTATCTATCGCCAAGTGAGCGACCAGATGAGTTAGTGAGTCTGGTTATTGATTTTTTGCATAACCACATTGAAAACCATGATCATTATACCCATCACAGTGCGGCTTCATTTCCGTGTATTGATGATATGGACATGAGCACCGCAGTAGGTGGCGACCGCTATCAGAAACCTCATACTCTTCATAAACAGTCACGTGTTTGTGAATCTTGTGGCAATGATACAGTCGTGTAATTGTTTCAACCATATAATTCCCCTTTCGTTATACTCGGCATGTCGGTGCCTGTAAATGCATTATAGGTAGAGGGGAAAGGAAATACAATAGGTTGAATAAAAATCGTATTAAGAGATAAAAGCAAAGTAAGGAGGTAAAAAATATGAAACGCCATCCGATTATGGAATATGTGATTCCAGCAATTGTAGCAAGTGTGGCAACAGTTTTAATCCGTTTAGCGCTAGGGTGGTAAGAATCGAAACAATAAATCGGTTGAGATACACAATATCACCTCCCATCCACTGGGAGTATATCACAAGAAAGGAGACTTATGAACGAATTACAGATTTTTAATTCAGGAGAGTTCGGAGAAATTCGAACAATAGAAATTGACGGGAAACCGTATTTTGTTGGAGCTGACGTTGCGAAAGCACTTGGTTACAAGGACACGGTTAATGCACTTAAACAGCATTGCCGTGGGGTGGTAAAACACCACCTCACAGATTCTCTCGGCAGGAATCAGGAAGCAAGTTTCATAACAGAGGGAGATTTGTACCGCTTGATTATGAAATCGAAACTTCCATCAGCAGAGAAATTCGAAGCGTGGGTTATGGATGAGGTTCTTCCAACAATTCGAAAGACAGGTTCATACCGGAAACCACTGACGACAGTTGAACAGATACAGGTTATTGCGACAGGATTCTTAGATCACGAAGAACGGCTTAACAGACTTGAAAACACCATGACTATTGACTATGCACAGCAGGAAGCTATTAGGGACTTAGTGTCAAGTGTCGTAATTGCTCACCTTGGTGGGAAAGAATCAAATGCTTACAAGGAAATTGGCAAGAAAGTATTTGCTGAATGCAACAGGGATATAAAGACTTACTTCACAGTAAATGCCCGCAATAACATTCCTAAGCTGAGATTTGAAGAATCTATGGAATATGTCAGAAATTGGCATCCATGCACCAATACAGTAATGATGATACGTGACTGTAACGCTCAAATGAGTATCAGTTAGAAAAGAGGTTTATATGAGTGCAGTTGATAATTACGTAGAGCAGAATGCACAGATTCATCAGTTCGCCGCAGAGGTTGCGAGAATCATATCAGGCATTCCACAGATGCCGGAGTTCTCATCAGAGAGTATGAGCGTATCTGATGCGAGCCAATTGATTGGACTTCCTGTAACAGCAATCCGGGCAGGGATTGTGTATGGGTGGTTGCCGATTGGCGTGGCTGTACAGAATAATAAGCCAGCAAAAAGTCTTTCCGGCGGACGAATTACTTACATTATAAGTCCCAGAAAGGTTTATGAAGTAACTGGTCATGTCTGGAAAGGCAAAGAGGCTCTCAATAAGTGAGTGCCCCGGAGGGAGCCGACACCTCCGCCCCGGAGCTTTGCACCCACTAAAGTACCTTAGTGGATAGATACATTATAGTTCTCTATCTGCTAATTGTAAAGACAAATAAGAAAAAATAAGGAGAAATTAGCTAGATATGAGCGAAATTAGAAACAAAAATCAGCCAACATGGGCTGACATCGAAGTAGCACTTGCGACTGAGATTGTCGAAGAAAGCAAGAAAAAGTCAAAAAGATGGTTCACGGCATGGATTGTGACAGTCGCCGCACTGGTGGCAAGCAACCTTGCGTGGATTGCAGGAGAAATGAAATAAAATGAAAGAATATATGCTAATTGCTGTTTGTATGCTTGCCGGGAAATATGTGGATATACCTATCTGGTTGAATATTTTTTTCGGTATCTCGGCAGCATGGGCAGTACGCCAGATGAAAGCAGACTGGCAGTAGAAAATAAGGAGGATAAGAAGATGTTCGAGAAAGAGATTGATGAAATATATGGATTATGCAAAAGAGTTGTGAACGAAGTTCCGACAGCAAATATCACCTTTGATTTTTCGGGCTACGGTTTGGGAGTAAGAGGGGTTAAAAGGGAAGAAGATGTTCTCCTTCTCAAAGACAAATTTAAATGGGATTTGTACCAAAACGTATCTTTTAACCCATTTTATGAGAAAGAAAGTCGTGAAAGCCTCAGAATAATCAAAGCTTTCTTGTTGGAACTTCTGATAGATGGGAGGTGCCCGTTAGATGCTGAATCAAATGGAGCTGAAGCTCCTGCCGACAATGGAACTGATAACGACAGTAAATGGGCTTCTGTCAGAGCTGAATAAGCGGAAACAGTACATTATTGACTGGGAGAACCCGGACATGTATCTGAATCATCTTGAATATCACAGTGCCAGTGGGTTGCTTCCGGGTGGCAGTATTAGCCCTGCAAGGGGAGATGGTTCTGACAATGTTTACTGTTTTTTTAGCGAGGTGGAGAAAGATGCAGGAGAGGATTAACGAAATTCTTAATTTGATAGATGGGCAGCTTTCTATTGTGACAGATAACCCCATCGAAGAATCATACAAGGCAAGAACATTGGCGAGCTACGTACAGGCTTTAAATGGGCTTTTAACGGCTCAGAAATCATATAAGGAGGAAAGTATCAGTGAGTGAATTTGAAATCCGTATTCCGGCAAGAAAGAAACAACTGGTAACCGGAAAAGACAATCAGGTTGTAAAGGTTTCATCGGACGCATACAACGCACTGGTCGAAATCTATAACGAATCAACCTTATCAATGAAAGATATTGCAAGCTTGCTGATTATTGAGGGCAGCAAACATGTGGTTTATGACAAGGAGGAATAGAAGTGAATATATATGAGAAGTTAGGGATTATTCAGTCAAAACTGAGAGCCCCTAAAAGGCAGTACAATTCCTTCGGGAAATACAAATACAGGAGCTGTGAGGATATTCTGGAAGCTGTAAAGCCACTTCTGGCAGAAACAAAGACTGTGTTAAGTGTCACAGATCGGATGGAAGTTGTCGGAGACAGAATATATGTCAGAGCAGAAGCTCATCTGAACGACTGCGAAGATACCGGCGAGATTACAACCGTTGCTTATGCAAGGGAAGAAGAGTCTAAGAAAGGCATGGATTCTTCACAGGTGACAGGTGCAGCTTCATCTTATGCCAGAAAATACGCTTTGAATGGACTGTTCTGCATTGATGATAACAAAGACAGTGATTCCACTAATACAGGAGAGAAAGAAAAAACGTCCGGCAGGAAAGCAGAATCGGCAAAAGAAACCGAGATGATTAGTTCCGAGACTACTATGTCAATTAAAAATATTATTGACAAGTACCCGGAAGCTAAGCTTTTGGAACAGATTAAAACTCGTTTTAAGGTAAACGATATTAAGTCTCTTACCAAGGAAAAGGGTCAGAAATGTCTGAAGATGTTAATTGACTATGACAAACAGCATACAGAAAAAGGAGCAACAGCATGAATAAAGTAATTCTTACAGGAAGATTTACACGTGATCCAGAAATCAAGTACACCAATGATGGAACATCTATTGCAAGGTTTTCTATTGCAGTAAACAGAAGATTCGTGAAAGAGGGTTCTGATCAGAAAGCAGATTTTCTGAATTGTATCGCTTTCGGAAAGTCGGCAGAATTTATCGAGAAATATTTTTCTAAAGGAATGAAAGCGGACTTATCTGGAAGAATCCAGACCGGCAGTTACACCAATCGTGACGGACAGAAGGTGTACACAACGGACATTGTTGTGGAAGAAATTGAGTTTGGTGAAAGCAAAGGTTCTAATCAGAGTCAGCAGAAGTCAGAGACGCCACATCCAGAAACAGACCCAGACGGATTTATGAGCATTCCAGATGGAATTGACGAGGAGATGCCGTTCGCATGATACAAATTGACAGTAGAGAACATCAAAAAGTTATTGATGGCATTAAGAAAGCATTTGATGCAGCAGGAGAAAAATGGTTTGTGTCGAAGCTCTATGTTGGGGATTACATGAATTATGACAACCCTCGACTGGTTGTTGACCGAAAGCAAAATCTCTCTGAATTATGTGGCAATGTGTGCCAGCAGCATGAAAGATTTCGTGCCGAGATCATCCGGGCAAACGAAGCAGGAATAAAACTTGTGTTCCTGTGTGAGCACGGAAAAGGAATTGAAAAACTGGATGATGTTCTCTGGTGGGAGAATTCCCGGGCAAAGAAAAGAGTTAAAAAGAATGGTATCTGGGTAGAACAGGAACAGAAAGTTATGCATGGAGATGTCCTATATAAGATTCTTTGCACGATGCAACGCAAGTATGGTGTTGAATTTCTGTTCTGTGACAAGAAAGACACTGGCAAAAGAATTTTGGAGATTTTGTTAAATGGATAAAGAAACAATTAAACAACAGAATAGCATGAGGGACGTTCTGAACAGATATGGCATGATTCCAAACAGAGCAGGATTTATACAGTGCCCTTTTCATAGTGGTGACCGTACCGCATCCATGAAAATCTATAAAGACAGCTATTATTGTTTCGGTTGTGGTGCGACTGGCGACATATTTACATTTGTCCAGAACATGGATAATTGCGATTTTAAGACAGCTTTTACCATACTTGGGGGAACTTACCAGAAACCAGATTTCTCTTCCAGAATGGCGATATATCACCATCAGAAGCAGATGGAAATGAGGCAAAAGGAAGAACAGAAGAAAAAGATTGAACTGCAAGAATGCTTATCTGATATAGATTTCTACCGGACTATCCTTGACAGGGTGAAACCATTATCTGACGGATGGTGTGAAGCATGGAACAGGTTGCAGCTCGCACTATATCACCATGGATTCATAACAGGACTGGAAGAAGGTGATTAAAAGTGGAAATGATAAACAAGCTCACGAAGGATTCTATTCTGGATGAAGAAGTGTTTGACGAGATATTTAGTCAGGAAGACGAGATATACAAGGCACGTCTTACACTGACTCTTCTGGACAGAGCCAAGGAGCTTGGCGTGAAGAAAAAATTTGAAGATTTGCTGAAGGCTTACACGAAAGTGCAGAAGCAGATGATCGAGAAAGAGAAAAACAATAGAACAGTGTCTATGCTGGACCAGTGGACGAACTTCTCCGATTGCGAATACGACAGAATGAAGTGCCTTAACTGGGTAGCGGATGATGATGGAATCAGAATATCAAACACAAATCCAGGATCACCGGACATTATAGCCTGTTATCATCCTATTCTTCCGATTGAACGAATGAAGAATCTGGAGACCGGGGAAGAACAGATAAAACTAATCTATAAGAGGAATAATAAATGGTCCGAGGTTATTGTACCGAAAACTATGGTTGCATCAGCCAGTAAAATTGTTGGTTTATCCGCGCTTGGTATTTCAGTGACTTCTGAGAATGCGAAGTTCCTTGTCCGGTATCTGTCAGACGTAGAAAATGCAAATGACGATTACATTAATATTCAGTATTCTTCAAGCAAAATCGGGTGGATCAGGGATTATTTTCTTCCCTACGACAAGGACATTGTATTCGATGGAGATATGAGGTTTCGGCAACTGTATGAAAGTATCAGTGTAGGTGGCAGCAGAACAGAGTGGTACGAACACGTGAAGAAGGTTCGTGCTACTGGAAGAATAGAGCCGAAAATCATGCTGGCCGCAAGCTTCGCCAGTATTCTGATCAAACTGGTCGGTGCCCTTCCATTTTTTGTAGACCTCTGGGGAGAAACTGAGGGTGGTAAGACCGTAACACTTATGTTAGGAGCTTCCGTCTGGGCGAATCCAGGTGAATCACGATACATAGGAGACTTCAAGACAACAGATGTAGCCCTGGAAGCAAAATCTGATATGCTCAACAATCTTCCACTAATTCTGGATGATACTTCCAAGGTATCTGCCAAGATCAGGGATAATTTCGAGGGCATTGTGTACGACCTGTGTTCCGGCAAAGGAAAGAGTCGTTCTAACAAGGAACTGGGCGTGAATCGGGAGAATCGCTGGCAGAACTGCATTCTGACCAATGGTGAGCGTCCGCTTGCCGGATATGTCAGCCAAGGCGGAGCAATTAACCGAATTATTGAGGTTGAGTGTTCTGAAAAGATATTTGATGATCCGCAGATTACCGCAGATACCCTTAAAAAGAACTACGGGCACGCTGGAATCGATTTTGTAAATGCAGTTAAGGAAATGTCCATTGACGATATAAAAGCCATGCAGAAGCATTTTCAGAGCCTTATACAGGATGATGATAAAATGCAGAAGCAGAGTATATCAATGAGCATTATCCTGGCAGCAGATAAAATCGCAACAGATCAGCTGTTCCGTGATGGCCAGTACATTGACATTGAGACGGCTAAGAATCTTCTGACAGAGAAAGAAATGGTATCTGAAAACGAACGCGCTTACTGGTTCGTGCTTGATAAGATTGCCATGAACGGAATTAAATTCGATGATAACCCAGATATAAAAACAGAAAGATGGGGAATTATCGACAATGATCCGGTAGAAAAAACGTTAACTGCAATAATCTATAGCGCAGCGTTTGATGATTTATGCAAAATCGGAAGATTCTCCAGAAAAGCATTTTTGTCATGGGCTGTTAAGAAGGGACTTGTGGAAACCGACAGCAGAGGTTATCCGACCAAAGCGAAGAAACTTGACGGAATTGTCACCAAATGTGTGTTTTTGAAAATTGTAGATGAAATTCCGAAAGGATTCGTGAATTGTAATGATGATTTTGAGATTACAGACGATATTGTGTTTGATTAACAAACAATTCGTCCAAAAGGTAACCGGGTAACCTAGGTAACCTTTGATTCTGCATATATATATTTGAGTATTTATATGCACATATTGAGTATAAAAGTTTCCCTATATGAGAAAGTCAGGGTTACTCGGTTACTCGGTTACCTACCTGTAAAATCAATGGTTTACACAAATTAGTACGGTTACATCTCGGTTACTGTGGGTTACTTATATTAAAATAATATAAATATATTATATTTATAAAATAAAATTAA